GAAGATATAAAAGAAATCGACAGTGAACCACATTATTTGGTTGCTTATTTTGATTGGGGTGCAAAAAAGCCACAGAGCAGATGGCTGCCTGAACATTTGGTTACAAGCTATGTATCTGCTGAAGATTTTGAAAAAGTAAAGATGGTGGTAAAAGAATGAGAATCAAAGAAGGCGACTATATCAACGGATACAAGGTTGAGAGAGTATTAAGAAGAAGTAAACCTATAAGTTACTTAGTCACATACTTTTGCCCGTTTTATCAAAAGCCACAAAGCAAGCAGCTGACAGATGATGATGTGGTTACATACATGAGTAAAGGCGATTTTAACAAGATGTGTAAATACATAGAGAGAGCGAGGCTTAAATGAATTGGAAATCAGAAAAGGATCTCTTGATTGATGAAGAGGACGACTTAAGAAGATATGTCAGAGGCGAGCTGATGAATTACTATCTTTATCTGCATAAATGGCATGTGTTAGAAAGCAAGCGTCAATCACTCAAATGTTCTTCTGGTGGCAGTGTTATACAGATGCCTGATGGTGCATCAGACGGCAAAAGTCCGCAGCAGCGGATGATGGATAAGGACTTCGAGTTGCAGGAGCTTCAAGAACCGTTTGAAAAGCGTATGAGAGCTATTGATCGCTGGGTAAGTGTACTCACAAAGCCTTACTATAACGTGATTAAGGAATACGTGATGAAAAACAGATGCCGAAATCCTAGAGAGGTTGGATTTAGTTTGAAACTGAGCGAAGAGGCAGTCAGAAAGCAAGCTGAAAGGGCAATTTGCCAGATTTGTTCAAGAAATAAGAAAATTTTGTGAAAGTGTCACGGTGTGACGGGTTTGGACGTGTTATAATGATAGTGTGGAATTAGCGGGGATACATTCCCCACCCATTAAGTTCCTGCTAATTCAGGCAAAAGGCATCTATGGTAATCATAGGTGCTTTTATTTTAATCAACAGGAGGTGAATGACATGGCAAAATACGATTACTGGTTAACTGATGATGGCTTGCAGCTGCTTGCAGGATGGGCACGATCAGGATTAACTGATGAGCAGATAGCCCACAACATGGGTATTGCTGTGTCAACTCTCTATGAATGGAAGAAACGTTATTCGGAGATTTCGGAGGTCTTAAAAAACAACAAGGAAATTGCTGACATAGCTGTTGAGAACGCATTGTATAAGCGTGCAATAGGATACTCATATACCGAAACAACCAAAGAGGATGGCAAGGTTATTAAAACAGTTGAAAAGGAAGTAGTGCCAGATACAACGGCACAGATATTTTGGCTGAAGAATAGGCAGCCAGAACGTTGGCGGGATAAGCAGGAAATACAGAACAGCGGCAACATGGACTTCAATGTAACAATCAAGGTGGTTGAGTAATGAATATAGAGATCACCAAGAAGCAGCAATTATTTATAGAATCACAGGCATTTGAGACATTGTACGGAGGTGCGGCAGGCGGCGGTAAATCCTACGGACAATTAATTGATGCCTTTTTATATGCGCTGAAATATCCGACAAGTAAGCAGTTAGTGTTAAGGCGGACTTTCCCGGAGCTTGAAAAGTCACTGATCCGTGTATCGTTAGGTATGTATCCTGCCGAGGTTGCTAAGTACAATTCAGGGAATCATGTGTGGACATTTAAAAATGGTTCATTAATCGATTTTGCTTATTGTGACAACGAGAATGATGTTTACAAGTATCAATCCGCAGAATATGATGTGATTCGTTTTGATGAGCTGACACACTTCACCGAAACCATGTACACCTATTTATTAAGCCGTATTCGTGGTGCTAACAGCTTTCCTAAGTTCTGCAAGAGTTCTACAAACCCCGGTGGTATCGGTCATACATGGGTCAAGGCAAGATTCATTGATATTGGACCGCCTATGCAGCTTCATGACTTCAAAGGAGGATCACGGAAGTTTATTCCTTCTTTAGTCACCGAGAATAAATTTCTCATGGAATCAGATCCGGGTTATCTTGAACGCTTAGAAAACCTAAGTGAATCAGAGAAACAAAAGCTGCGGTATGGTAACTGGGATATCTTCGAGGGACAGTATTTTGATGAGTTCAGACGTGACATTCATGTATGCAGACCTTTTGATATACCGTCACACTGGAAACGTTATTTTACTATGGACTATGGCTTAGATATGCTTGCGGGATATTGGATTGCTGTGGATACTCAAAACCACGCTTATGTGTATAAAGAGGTGTATGAGAGTAATCTTATCATCAGTGCGGCGGCAGAACGCATAAAAGCATGCAATGGTGAAGATAAGATATATAGTTACTTAGCGCCGCCCGACTTGTTCAATCGACGTCAGGAGAGCGGAAAAAGCGTTGCTGACATATTCAGTGAGCATGGTATTGCGCTATCTAAAACATCTAACAAGCGTGTGAATGGATGGCTGGCAGTGAAAGAGTGGATCAAGCCTTATAAAGACGAAACAGAGACATTAACAAGTGCTTTAAAGATATTTCCAAGCTGTGTGAATCTGATTCGAACGTTGCCGGCAGTGCTGCGTGATACTAAGAATTATGATGATGTAGCAAATGATCCACATGAACTGACACACGCACCTGATGCATTGAGAGGCTTTTGTGTTAGCCATACATCACCAACAAGAACGATTCAACAACCACCAAAATTTAATTTTGACTTTGAAAAATCTAAGAAGAAACCGGGAGGGCAAGGCACGAAATCACGTGCGATATAAACATGGAAATCTTAACTATACTAACAACGGTAGCTGTAGGAGCTGCCTTTTTATTTGCGTACCGTAAAGGGCTAAGAGATGGTTTAGCACTTAACAAGAGCGAGGTCAAGACAGCACTTGAACCCTTGTTTAAACCGCCTAAGTTGAAACGAGAGACGAAAGAGCAGCAGCGTGCTAAGTTGATTGCTCAGAATATAGAAAATTATAAAGGGACAGCAGAGGGGCAGGTGAAAGTCAAATGAATGATGAGTTAGCACAGAAAATATGGGAGCTATATCAAAAAGGTGTAGATCATCATAACAAGATGGCTTTATACTCCAAGACCACACAAGCTTATGACTTTTATGAGGATAGGCAATGGGTAGGCGTAGAGGCAGGCGGTGAGACATTGCCCTTTTACAACTTTATCAAGCCCATAGTGAAATATAAAACAGCCTCAATCGCTATGAATGAAATGGCTATTGTTTATACTCCGCTAGAATCCGATGAGGTTTTTCAGCAGGCATGTGAGACACTCAATAGATATGCTGAAAAGCAATGGGAAAAACTGAAAATGGCTACATTGGCATGGAATCTTGTTAAAGCAGGCAATATTGCCGGGGATAGTTACATTTATTTTTATGATGGTGGCAACAAGGCACAAATCATTGACAACACCAATATCTATTTGGGAGATGAACAGCTGGCAGATATACAAAAGCAACCGTATATCTTGATCAGCGAGCGATTAAGAGTTGAAGATGTGAAAAAGATTGCTGAAACTAACGGAATTGATCCTGATGAGATCACCAGTGATGAACAAGAGCATCAAACGAACAAACCAATCGAAGTCAAGGACGAGAACGGCAAGTGTACATCAGTTTTAAAGTTATGGAAAGAAAATGGCGTTGTACATTTTTGCCGAGCTACTAAAAATGTTGTGTATGAGCCGGATACAGCGATTGCCGGTTTAAGCTATTATCCGGTGGCAAGTTTTATCGTTGAGCAGCTGCATAACTCCGCAAGAGGTAACGGCGAGGTAAGACCATTGATCCCTAATCAGATCGAGGTTAACAAGACGTTATACAGACGATCAAGTGCTGTAAAAACTGCTGCTTTTCCTCAAGTTGTTTATGATACTGAGCGTATTGATAACCCTGAAATGATTGGTGAAGCAGGAACTGCCTTAGAAGTACATGGAAGCGTGTCAGCCGTAAAAGACATGATCTCATACTTACAGCCTAACGGCATCAGCAACGATGCGAAGGTGTTGGGCGATGAGATGCTACAAACAACCAAAGACCTTGCCGGTGCTGGTGATGCAGCACTCGGGCAGATCAACCCGGAACAGGCATCGGGTAATGCCATTATTGCAGTACGTGACCAAGCGGCTATACCGCTGAATGAATCCATCAGCAACTACAAACAGTGCATTGAGGATATAGCTAACATCTGGTACAGCATGTGGGTTGCCTACAATGTAGAAGGTATGCAAGTGACGATCACTGATGAAAACGGTCAGGAGCAGCAGGCGGTAATAGATGCAGAAACATTGCAACAACTGCAGGTCAATGTACGAGTAGATGTATCACAGGCAAATCCATACAGTAGGTACGCGCAAGAAAAATCCTTAGAAAACTTATTTATGAACCAGCAACTGAGTTTTGAAGAATACATCAATGCTCTTGATGATAGCTCATCAGTGCCAAAAAATAAGATGCTGGCTGTTATCGAAAAGCGAAAACAGCAGCAAGATAATGAGCTGATGATGCAGAATCAACAACTGCAGGCACAGAACCAGCAGTTAAATGAGTACGTCAATCAAGTAGCTCAGCAATTAGGTTATCAAGATCAAGGAGGACGGCAAAATGTCATGCAGCAAATGCCAATGTGAAATGAGGATCATTAAAGCAGAAAACGTGATCCGCAACGGTAAATTATTTGTTGATCATCATGTCAAGTGCATCAATCCACAGTGTGCGGATTATGACAAGGTGCAGATCATCAGCAATGAGCAGCCGGTAACAATCAGTAATTAAGCGCTAAGGCGCTTTTTATATCGCATTGAATAGCGTAAAAATCAAGGAGGAAGCATGGAAGAATTAGAAACAAGCGTAGAAATGCAGGAGGTCGCTGAACCTGAAACACAAGTCGAAGAGACACAGACGGAACCGGTAGTAGAACAGGCGGAAACGGAGGAAGTCGCCAAACCTCAACAGACACCGGAAGAAAATGCAGCCTTTGCACGTATGCGCAGAGAGCAAGAACAAGCAAGACGTGAAGCAGAAATCTACCGCAAGCAAGCGGAGCGCATGGCACAAGCTGCCAGCAAATTCGGCTATCAAGGTAATCCGGATGAGGTTGCTGATCAGATCGAGGCTGCCGCAACCGGTAAACCGTTAGAACAGGTACGTTCAGAGCGTTTACAGCGAGAACAATCAATGCTTCAAGCCCAGCAGGCGGCTGCGGAAAGAGATCTATACAAAAACCAGCTGATCGAGTTTCAAGTTAAATCCGCAATGGAAAGAGACTTGGCAGCGATCCGCAAGATTGATAAAACAGTGAAAAAACTGGATGATCTTGGCCCTGAGTTTGCGAGTTTGGTAAACAGCGGAGTTGATGCACAGACTGCTTACTTTGCAGTAAAGGCAAAAGAGCAAGCCAACACCAAGCCAAAACCTAAAGATATAGGCGCGATTGGTGCGGGTAACAAAGAGAAAGATTATTATACGCCTGATGAAGTGGATCGTTTAACCGACGAAGAAATGAATGATCCAAAAATCAGAGCGAAGGTAAGAAAGTCAATGACTAAATGGAAATAGGAGGAATAAAACAATGAGTTATGCAAATTTTAAGCCTACATTCTGGGCAAAGGAAATTCAGGTAGCATTAGAAGCAAAATGCAAAATCGTGAATGACTGCTGGACAGCATTCGAAGGCGAGTGTAAGAAAGGGGAAAAGGTTAAAATCATTGGTTTGGGTGAAGTGACGATTGGTGATTACAACGGTCTGCTGCCTGATCCTGAGACACTGGCTGACAGTTCCGTTTATATGGAAATCGACCAGGCCAAATACTTCAACTTCAAGATTGACGATATTGACAAGGCACAGACACGTGAAGGATTAATGGAAATGTATTTGGATGAAGTTACCGATAAGATGGCACGTGTTCGTGACCGTCATGCAGCTTCAATCGCTTTACAGGCTGGAGGCATGTCAGCTTCTACTAAATTGACAACACCGAAAGACGCGAAAGCGTTGATTGATGCCGGTTTACTGTATCTGAGAGAGAATAATGTGGAGATTGAGGATAAGGTTTTCATTGAAATTCCTTATTTCATGTATCAGTTATTTAAGGACAATTTGGTAGAGCTTAAAACCAACAATGACGAGCTGATTAAAAAAGGTATTGTCGGTATGTACGACAACTGCGTTGTTAAGTATTCAAACAATCTATACAATGATGGCACAGACACATACGCAATGATACGTACCAAGAAAGGTATTGCATTTGCTTCGGGCATCGACCAGACAGAAGCATACCGTCCTGAAAAATCATTCAGTGATGCAATTAAAGGTCTAAACACATTTGGCGCCAAATCAGTACGTCCAAAAGAATTATATGCAATTAAGGTACATAAATAGGAGGATATAAAAAATGGCAAAGACAGAAGTAGTAAACACAAAATTAAAATTTAATGAACCAAAAGAAGTCGGTGCAGCCGTAACTTTAACGGCAGAGGGTGCAGTGGTTGATTATACAGGCAGCTCTGATGAATTGATCCTGTTACTGATCGGTGGTGCAGCTGCAACCATCAAAGCCGGTGATGGTATCCAAGCTACCAGTGATCTAGCAGTGCCATTTGTTACTGGAAAGCAGAAAGCCGTTGTCGTGGAATCGGGTAAATACTTATTCCACACCGGAGAAAACAAAGGGAAGATCGTTATTGAAGGAACTGGTGCAACCGTTCAAGTGATTCAATTACCATAGGGGGCTTACAAGCCCCTTCTTTTTGTAAAAGGAGGGTAGACATGGACTGGAAAACTATCAAATTACTAAGTTTGCAGAAGATGTTTTTAATCACAGGCAACAGCATAGTAGAAGATGAAACCACACTAGAATATCTCAATAAGATGTGGGGAGCTGCCAACGAGGCAATGATTCGGCTTGCGACTATCGGTAAGACGATCATGCGACAGAAAACGATTGATCTAAGTGATGAGCGCATTATATCTGCGGATAAAATGTATATCAATTTGCTTGATTTCTGCACTGACTTATTCAATGTCAATACTGCGGGTGTAAGGCTAAACGAAGAACCGTTCAGCCGTTTTGAACTTTACGGTCACACAATGGTGCTAGAACCCCAAGAAGGAATGCTGTCTGTCTTGTATTACGCTTATCCAGCACTTTTAAAGCCGGATAGTCCCGATGATACAGAGATACCACTTGATATAGATGCTGCTGTATTAATACCACTCTATATTGCCAGTGAGCTGTATAAAGATGATGATAACTCACTGGCTACCATGTATCGAAATCAGTTTGAGACAGGGCTTGAAAGTCTAGTGCCTAAACAACAAACAAATAAAGCGAGGTTTGTGCGTCATGGCGCAGTTTAAAGTACCGGCAAGTCCTAAGCTGTACACCGTCAATATTGAGCAATTCAAGGGCGTTGATTTTAGCAATAACCCTACTCAAGTAGCAAATGGTCGCAGTCCCGATGCCGTCAACATGATTAGTAATCAGGCAGGGTTTCCTATTAAAACACAAGGCTACGAGTTAGTCTATGATTTTGGTTCAAGAATCAACGGTATCTATCGCTTGTATGACGGTCAGGAGCATTTGCTTATCCATGCTGGCACGAAGCTGTATGAGGGCTTTACAGAGCCGACATTGCTTAGTGATAACATGGCAGATCAAAGATCAATGGGATTTCAGATGTCGGAGAAATTATGGCTGCTTGACGGTGCATCGTTTAAAGTATACGGAAAATTTGATGATACTTACGCTGTTAAAGATGTCACGGAGATTGCTTATGTGCCGACTACCTCTATTGCTAGGGGGGCAGCTTCCGGAGGGACAAGCTTTGAGAACGTCAATCTATTGCAGCCAAAGAGAAAAAATAGTTTCCTTGCGAAAAAAGACGAAACAACATTTCAGCTTGATGCGTCAGAGATTACCGAGGTGCTGGAAGTTAAGGTGTTGGATAAGTCGGGTGAGTGGGTTGTAAAAACAGTGGATACGGATTATACCGTTGATTTAGCGCTGGGGCAAATCAAGTTTACGACTGCACCTGGTGAAAGCCCTGTACTTGGTCGTGATAACGTGGAAGTCTTGTTTAGTAAGCAAGTAAGCGGATATACAGACAGGATCAATAAATGTACTACTTACGGTATTTATGGTGTCGGCGGTACGGATAACCGTGTTTTCTTGACTGGTAATCCTGATATGGCTAATTTTGACTGGTTCAGTGCAGTTGATGATCCATCTTATATTGGTGATCTTAATTACTCCCGCATTGGGCAATCCTCGGCAATCATGGGATACCGTAAGATCGGTGAGTATATGTCAATCCATAAAGAGGACAACGAACAGGACCCGACAGTGTATTTACGCAGCGGTTACTTGGACAACAACAATAATCCGGTATTTAGCGTTAAGCAGGGTGTTGTTGGTGTCGGTGCGGTGAGTAAATACGCATTTGCTAATTTGCGTGACGATCCATTATTTTTATCAAGACAAGGTGTCAATGCGGTAGTGACTAACTCGATCACTGGCACACGATTTGCACAGGATCGCAGCTATTACATTAATGCCAGATTAACGCAGGAGCCGAACATGGAAGATGCAACAGCTATTGAGCATAACGGCTTTTACTATCTCAGCATGAACGGTCATGTATATGTAGCGGACAGCCGGCAGAAAACCTACGAAAAGAACGCCGTATCAGAAAGTTATCAGTATGAATGGTACTACTTAGATAACCGGGATGCCCGGTGTTGGTTCGCAAACGATGAAAGCTTTTATTTTGGCAGGACAGATGGTAAGCTGTGTAAATTTAATGATTTAATGTTTGACCTTGACGAGCCAACGAAAGCCTATTGGACGACGCCGTTATTTACTTTTGGTGAGCTGATCCATTATAAGACACTCAAACAGTTTATCCTGATGCTGAACCCTTACTTAAAGAGTTCAGTTGATATTTATTATCGGGTGAAGTCGGTGGAGAAGCTAGTTAAAAGCCAACAGTCGGACATTTTTGACTTTAACAATATAGATTTTGAACGTTTTACTTTTAATACAGATGATGGGCCAAGACTTATGGCCACAAATAGAAAAGCAAAAAAATTCATGATGATCCAGTTCTTATTTAAGAATGAACAACCTGAAAGCTTCGGCTTTTTACAGCTTGCGTTGAATTACATCATCTTGAATGCAAGATATAAAGGAGGCAGCTAATGTCACTCAATGATTATAAAATAAACACATTTAGTAAGCCTGTTTCCGCATTGGCAGACAGGCCAAGAATCACCGCTGCCGAGCTTAAAGCATGGTTTGACAGCAACAGTACCAATGAGATTAAAACGAGCATCAACAGTCTTATTGACGCTCTTGTTGCATTGACAGGAGCTGATCAGATCGGTGTAAGTGTAGAGGGTATCGCACAGCAGACCGTATTCGGTGTGCTGACAGCTCTTAAAGTCTTGATCGATGATCGCTATACGATTGCTCAAACAGACAGTCGATTATTATTAAAATTTGATGATGCGAATGCACAGGATTTAGTTAAGACAGTCAATATTGATAGACAGACCGGTGTATTTACTGTTACTAAGTATGATGGCACTGTTGAGACTTGGGACACGGCCATAGAAAAGGTAGCAATTGATGCCAAGCTAGACGGTACAGATTTTGTATTAACGCTGGTTGATGGCACTGAGCAAAGAGTGTCTTTATCAGCCTTTGTAGATACATATAACTTTATTACCAGTGATACGATACAGGTAATAGAGACAGTCGGTAATAGCTCAAAAAGTTACACGTTTAATATAAGACCAGGATCAATCAAAACTGAAATGATGGACCCTCAGTTATTAACGACGATCACAGGTTATGTTGAGAGTGCTTCAGCTTCCGCAGCCAGAGCGGCAAGGAGCGCCGAATCAGCCCTTACATCAAAACAAGATGCAGTAAGTTCTGCGGCAGCTGCTTTAACAAGTGAGCATAACGCAGCGCAGAGTGAGGCTAATGCTTTACTGTATAAAACTGCAGCCGAGGAATCAGCAGCAAGCGCCGAAACATCAGCAACCGAAGCTGCAGAAAGCGCAAAGTCAGCGTTAGCAAGTAAAACCGCAGCAGCTAATTCAGCGACAGCGGCATTATCAAGCGAAACAAAGGCAAAAGCCAGTGAGACAGCCGCAGCAACAGCAAAAGTGTCAGCAGAAGCATCTCAAACTGCCGCATCTACATCAGCGGTTGAAGCGGCGAACAGTGCAGCATCAGCCTTAGCGAGCAAGAATGCAGCTGCCACATCCGCGACAAATGCCTCAGCAAGTGAGACAAAAGCGAAAGCCAGTGAGACAGCAGCGTTAACCTCTCAAACCTCGGCAGCATCATCAGCGGATCGCGCTGAGGAAGCAGCAAAACGAGCTGAAAATATCGCCGGCCTTGAAGTAGTCGTAAAATCAGATATTATCAATAATCTAACATCAGGAGGTGTAGAAAAGGTTCTATCTGCTGAACAAGGTAAAATCTTGCAAACCAATAAAGTAGATAAAGTATCAGGTAAGGCATTATCAACTAATGATTATACGAATGCAGAAAAATCAAAGCTTGCCGGATTGTCTAATTATAATGATACCCAAGTTAAAAGTGATATTACTGCTGCTAACACTGCTATCGGTCAGCTACAAACAAGAGTTGAGAGTGTTGATAACAGTAAAGTAGATAAGGTCAGCGGCAAAGGATTGTCAGAGAACGATTACACGACTGCTGAGAAAAATAAGTTAGCAGGATTGTCTAATTATGATGATACTGAGCTAAGATCAGATGTCGAAAAGTTAAAACAATATCCGATCAACGAAGCATTAACTTTATTAGCCGCTAATTGGTCTAGTTCAACTCCAGCAACTTATACAGTAACAGACAATCGTTATACTGCTGCTGTATCTGATTGGGATATACGTCCCGGTGTAAATATGACAGAGGCAGAGACTGATGTATTAAGTGCAGCTGACATTGATATAGACGGCAGCCATGATGGTTATTTTGTGCTAACTGCAAATGGTGATAAGCCGACAATAGACTTACCAATTTTGATAAAGATATGGAGGTTGTAGAATGATTGATAATCGATTAGTAAAGGCTGGAGGCTCCAGTAATTTACTGTATGTGTTAGAAACTATAAGTGAGAATACGACATGGATCTGTCCGGAAAATATCGCGTCAAAAGTCTGTGTGAGATTGTTTGGCGGAGGTGGTGGTGGCGGTTGTGGAAATTTTAGATATACAAATGGTCCTTTGAATGGGGGCGGTGGAGGCGGAGGCGGACACATGGCTTATGGAGAAATAGATTTAGCTGGTGGAACTTCGGTAAATATAACTATTGGAAGCGGAGGAAGTATTGGATCGAATGCTGGTTCAACAACTAATCTTACTAATGGAGGCAACGGTGGAGCAACATCTTTTGGATCCTATGTATCTGCTCAAGGCGGCGGGGGTGGAAAATCTGCAGGGTCTTATAGTGGAGGCTTAGGAGGCGCTGGCGGTTCAGGTGGCGGTGCTGGCGGTGCTGGCGGTGCTAGTGATAGCTCTGGTGATATATCTGAAGTAGCTGGAGGATCCGCTACTTATGGAGGCATAGGAGGTGCTGGAGGAATCAGGGTTAATCGTACATCTTATGATGGGAAACCGGGTGGTGATGGAATAAATATAACTTTATTAAATAACCCTATGTTAATAAAAGGCATCGCTAAAGGAGGAACTGGTTCTATTGGAGGTTATACAGGAGTTGGAGGATTTAGTAGCTGTTCAGGCGGCGGAGGTGGCGGAGGTGGCTATGGATCACCAGGAACTAACGCCGTGAAAGTTTCTTACAGTGGAGGCTGTGGTGGAGGCGGCGGTGGATATGGAGGCTCATACGGTTATGCTTGCGGAGGCACCGGAGGAGTATATGAAAATACTTCACCAACTAAAGGAACAAAAGGCGTCGTGTTAATTTCATATTTGGTAAAACAAAAGAAGGATGAGTTGTTACCCATTTAATGGAGGAAATATAAATGAGAATAGCAGAAATCAATTACAATCAAGTCGTCAATATCCGAACTGATATTGAGAGTATAGAAGTTGCATATAGAGACTACTATGCCTCTAATATTTTATTAAAAGAAGCCCATGACGAAGTTCTTGTGGGTTGGGGATATGACGAAGAAAATAATCAATATATCCAGCCGAGTGCAGAAGGTATGACATATTATGCAGAGGGTGAATATTGGATGTTGCTGCCGGATGGTTTAACACAGGAACAGATTGTTGCAGATATTCGGGACTCAAGAATCAAGCAGAATCAAGATATTGTGGATTACTCAATTGACAAATACACAATGGAATTGATTGCGGAAGGAGTAATATCATGAGAACTTATGTAGAAAGTTTGAAACGTTGTTTTGATAAGGGGGAAATCACCTCAGTAAAGATACAAATGATGATCACCTTAACGGATGAAGAAAAGGAATACATTCTCACTGAAAAAGACAAGGAGGCAATATCACAAAATGATAAATAATAATATAAAAATCTCGGGGGGGGGGGTATAATAGTACATCATTAATTAGTGATTTTGTATCCCCGTGGTATCTATTGGCACAAGCTGGCAATCTGCGTCCATTTAAAGATCTGGAAAACGAGAATATTGTTGAACCATATTTCACAGGTTTATATACTTGTGTCTATACAAAAAATTATTTTGTATTTTTACAGCAAGCAAGTGACGATGTATATATTTACATCGAAATATATAAGCTTGAAACATGGGAAACCGTATTAAAAAGGAAAATGTTTACTGAATACTCAAACAAATCGGTATTAGGAAGTTGCGTTGCCTTAAACATGACGTATGAGGATGATATTTATTTGATTGCTAGTGATTTTTCGTCGATCTTGAATATAAGGATTGATGAGACTCAAGCAAACAAATATGTATTTAATCTGATTACGCTGCCAAGAAAAATGACTGATTATGTGTCGATTTGTACGCTTGGTAATACTGCGTATATGTTTGGATTCAGGACAGACGGGGGTACATCATCAAGCGCAAACACTACCTACACAAGTGTTATTAAATTTGATGCTCAGTCAAAAGCTGTTACAGTATTAGGCGTAAATACAAGCGACATGGGTTTCAATGTAGGTGACCAAAATTCAAGTAACGCGCAAAGATCGTCCGGGGTTTACGGATGTTTCCCTTATAGTGATAATGAAATCATGATTTTTGGTAAGCACGCAGACACCGAATTAAAGACGACGCGCATGGTCTTATATAACACCATAACAGGTGAAAACAAAAATGTTACTGACGATCCTGAATATACTTATCTAAAAAAATTAAACACATTCAGCACTTTATTCGGTAGTTCGACAAGCAATATTAAAAGCGCAAGAAATCCTGTATCTGCAAATGGTTTGATTTTATATTCAACTTCAAACTCTATAACAATACCAACAGGTGGCGGTAATTCAAACAATAACAACTGGTATTTGGATAATAAAAATTCCGCCCATATTACCTTGCGATTACATATTGTCGTTGATACTAAAGATAAAAAATTGTTTAGTACATGGATCCCGGATATGACACCGTCTTCTGTGTACATAAGTGGCTCTTACAGCAGCGGCAGATATGGACTTTCTTACAAATGGTTAAGTGCTGATGGATCATTTAGACAGGTGCCTTCAGGAGCTAATACAACCGGTATTGATATTCGGCGAGCGCTTGTATATGACTTAAATCGTAAATCAATCAAGGCGTTTTCGATGGATACAACCGATACAAAGCTGAGGGCTGTTGGTGCAATGATGATAGACTTTGTGGTGGTTGTAAAAAAAGGGGTACAGGTTAAACCTTTTTCCGAGATACCATCACCAATGCAAGTGCGCTTCGTGCGGCCGTCAAATCTTAGCATCATAAATGTCGAACCAGATGGAGAAGGTTATTACGAGGCGCCCGAAGAATGTTATTTATACATGGCGATTGAAAACGATAGGGTCATTAAGCCGTCAACATATCCTTTAGATGGGTATCCATACATCAACGAGCAGCCATTTAAAATTTTGGTAAGGTAGGGGGTGTATAATATGCTAAATAGATTAGATGGCTATGATGTAATAGAGGCTGAATTGCAAGAATATCTTGCTGGATTGACAGCGCCGGTATTTGATGTAGAGGTAATAAAAAAAGAAAATATATACGAAGTGTACTGCAACAGTACACTTTTGTATTTTTCGGAGGTGGAAGTGAAAGCCGATGAAGAAAAGAAACGTCTTGAAGATTGCTGGCAGCTGGAACAGGCGCAAAAGCACTTTGCAGACAGAAAGATTATGCCGATGCCTGAGCCTGAACCTGTGCCAGTATTGACCGACAGGGAATTAATAGAACGGATATTAGACATACAAATCGAACAGGCGTTAAACGTTGAATATCTTGCTTGCTTAAAAGAATTAGAAATTTAAAGAAAGGAGTTTTGCAATGACAACTTATGAAATGCTCGAAAAGCATATCAACAGTAAAAAAAGAGATGGTGTATTTGATGATTTAATGAAGGACACACTTAAACACAAACTTGATATTTTCTTGCTGTTTAATCGCATCAGTGAAAGTCAGTATAATATACTAATGAAACAAATGGAGTAAGCAGATGTTCGGTTATGAAATAGTAAAAAAGAAAAAGAAGCGTGATCCAATCCGCTTTTCTAAAAAGATTATGATTATTTCAATGGTATTTATAACAGTCTACATTGTGGGCTGTTTTATTTTGTCTTGGCACGTTGGCACACCAATAGATAGTACACTGCATACATGTGTATTTGCGTATTTTTCGGTAGAAGGTATGGCTAATGCTTGGATAAAAATCACAAAAATAAAGGAGGAAAAGAAAGATGGAATTGAATGAAACGATTAAATTGATGAATAGCAAAGATTATAAGGATAGGTTTAGAGCTGAGTATTATCAGCTTAAAATCAGATATGAAAAATTACATAAAATGGTAGTCAAATATGAAGCTGAAAAGCTAAAATTTACACCTTCATGTACTCTTGAACTTTTGAAGGAACAGAAATCACATATGGGAAGATACTTGTACTGTTTAGAAGTAAGAGCAGAAATTGAAGAAATAGAACTTTAGGAGGAAATCAAATGAAATGGTTAATTGAAAATTGGTATTTAGTAGTAGCTGGTGTCGTGTGCTGTGTAGGCGTTGTTTATGGGTGTAGAGTGTTCATGAACAAGCCGACTAACGAACAGGTGGCAAACATCAAAGAGTGGCTCAGATGGGCTGTTATGGAAGCTGAGAGGGAATTGCAAGGTGGGACAGGGCAAGCGAAGTTGCGTAAAGTCTATGATATGGCTATTGCAAAATTCCCGTGGTTATCGTTTATCGCATTCGATAAGTTCAGTATTTGGGTTGATGATGCGCTTGTTTGGATGAAAGAACAATTAAAAGTAAATGAAAACATCAAGGCGTATGTAGAAGGGAAATAGAGAATGAAAGAATTTTTAATGACAACTTACACGATAGTTTTACCAATCCTTATGGGATACATCGTGTGGCTATTAAAAGAACAGAAGAAAACAAGAGATGCCAACAGTGCGGGTACTCTTTGTCTGTTAAGGGATAAATTGATGTTCTATCATGATAAATACACTGATAAAGGCATGATACCTCCATATGCGCTAGAAAACTGGGAAAAGATGTATAAGGCTTATCGTGAACTTGGTGGTAATGGGATGATCTTAGGTATGGACGCAGAAGTAAGAAAACTGCCATTGGAGCATTAACGTATGGAAAAGTTACAGTTTCCGATGAAATGCATAAATATCACTCAAGGCGTAAACGGCCAGTTATCTCATCAAGGCACTTATGCGATAGATAACGCCGGCAAAGACACAGGTATTGATGATGTCTATGCACCTTGTACTATGATTATAAAATATAAGGATAGCAGCACAAACGGTCATGCTGTATTTGCACAATCTACTGATAAAGTCCAGTTTGCAGACGGTAGCATTAATTATGCAACAATGATGTTTATACATGACAATGACATATCAGATTTAAAGGTTGGTCAAGTAATTAATCAAGGCGAAGTCTTTTATCAAGAGGGAGTGGCTGGAAAAGCAACCGGCAACCATTGCCACATTGAGGTGGCTAAAGGAAAATACACTAAACCTTATGAGTTCAATGTTTATAAAGTTTATATGTTACCAAACTCTGTCCATCCTGCATCAGCATTTTATATTGACAACTGTAAAATTATCAACGGTGCTAACTATCAATGGAAAAAGACCACAGACAAGCTGACTTGCTGGGTAAGCTGTGGCAATGCTAAATGGCAGTATCGCAAAGACGGCCGTTTAATCAAAAATGACATGACATGGGATGCTGAATACGGTGCGTGGTATGCATTTGATAAAGATGGCTTCATGATCCGCAGCTCATTGTTTCAGTTTCAGGATAAGTTCGTATGGCTTCAGGAAAGCGGGAAGATGCTGAAGAATGCAGAGCTGCACTTAAAGGCAGATAACAGCGGTTATCTGAAGGAGGTATAACATGGCTAGAAAAAAATCATCATATGAAGAATACTACAATCAAGCCAAAGCTGATTATGACAAATATAGCTCAGGCGGAAGTGGTAAAGGTTATTGGACAGCTATCGATGATAAAAATTGGAAATACACCGATCAGTACGGAAACTCTACAACAGATGTTAAAAATCCTGACGGTTCTTATAAATATGGATCAACATGGGATTCTAGCGCCGGTAAATGGGTAGGTACTGACAGTTTAGTTGATGCTGATGCTAAAAAGCAATATGCAGAAAACGCTATGGGGTATTTCGGTAGCATGATGGAAGCAGAGCGAGAAGCAGCTCGTCGTGAAGCAGAACGTCGATCAGCTATTGAGGAAGCTTATGCAGCTCAACGCCGTGCAGAACTGGAACGCCAGCAAGCACAGATAGGCCAGATCAATAACTTACGTCCGGAATACAATCAACAAGCTGAAATGACAGCCCAGCAGGCTTATATCAATAAGATGTTAGCCGAGAAAGGATTGAACGAGAAACTGGCAGCTAACGGATTATCAGGAACAGGTGTCAGCGAATCAGCTAAAATCTCAAACGAAAATAACTATGGCAACTCACTCAATCAAACCTTGCAGGCTCGTGATGATGCATTAAGAGGACTGGACAATCAGATACAGGCAGTACAGTCAGGCGGTAATGCAAATTTATCAGCGATCGAAGCTGCCTATCAGCAACAGGTTTTAAATGCCTTAGAGCAGCAGCGTCAAGAAGAATGGCAGATGAAACAGTATCAAGATGCAATGGCTCAGCAGCAGTGGCAGAATCAGTTTGCTCAAAATCAATTTAACACAGCTAACAGTCAATGGCAGCAGCAGTTCGATTATCAGAAGCAGCAAGATGCATTAGCAGCCCAGCAGGCATTGCAGGCAGCTGCGGCAAGATCTTATTCTGGCGGTGGTAGTGGTTCCACAAAATCAAGTGGTTCCAGTATGAAGATCAGTGAAGTTGATAAAATCATTCAAGAAAATTTAAAGAATGGTTATTTACCATCACAAGACATGATGGATGCATACAGTAATTACTATGGTCATGATTTAACCTTACCGTATAACAGCGATAATGTCAGCCAATTAATTGATAAAATCAAAGAGGGGCAAAGATACAACACATTCAAAGCAGCAGATAAAGGGACTGAAGCTAAATTGATTACAGATTACCTTAAAGCTGTTGCTCAAAGTAATCCTCAGTATACGGATATTGATATAGCACAAGTATTAAGGCAGTTAGGCTATTAGGAGGTGTGACTTATGTCTAAACCGTTATCATATTATGTTGATTTAGTAAGAAACGCAAATACAGAGAATTTACCTGCAAGGCTAGAACGGTATCGGGCAGCGTATGAAAACAGCAATAAACCAGCAGAAACAAATCAAGGGGGTACTCAATCGAGTACTCCTTTATTGCCTATAAGACAGCAAGTATCTCTTCCTGGTCCTACTAACAATCAATTATCGAATGCTATCCTGATGCCAAATAACGTGCAAGTTAAAGCGAATCAAGCAATGATACAGCAAGGGTTACAGCCGGCTTATTTGGGGCAAGCTCCAACAATAACACAGCCGCAGCCATTACCTGATCCATCTACTCTGCAACGAATAGGCTCGGGTGCTACCGGTGTAGTAAAGAGTATGTCGGCCACTATACCAATGTTTGTTGATACTGCAGCTCAGACACTCGAAAACAGAAACAAAGACAGTCAAAATCACTTTTATACTGATGCTTATAAAGAATACCAAAATCTGTATAATCAAATTGAAACATATAAAAAACAGCATCCGGATAGCGTGAGAATAATTACTAAACCTGATCCTACTGATCCAAGAGGTGTTAGAAAAATAACTGTTACCGAATATTCTCCTGAATTGCAGGTGTTAATGAATGCAATGAAAGAAAAAGAGGATTTTATGAATTTGCAGAGGGATACCACGCCTGTATCTAGTGATTCTTTAGGCATGGAAATGTATAGAGATGCAAATAAAGATAAAGAATATGCTTTACAAGGCTTAGATGCAACTGGTCGTTTTCTAGGTTCAACATTGATGAGCATTGGACAGAATGCATTAACATTACCATTTGCTACTGTAAATCCTGCTTTATCTCTTGGTATGATGAGCGCAAATGCGGCCAGTGATAGAATGGGTGAATTAAACGAGCAAAGAGTATCTGCCGGTGAAGCATTGGGTAGAGGTCTGTTATCAGGAGGTATAGAAGCATTTACAGAAAAGGTTTCAATTGAAAGTCTTTTAGATATTGCAAAGAAAGCACCTGAGACTTTAAGACAAGCAATTAAAACAACCTTGCAGCAAGCTGGAACAGAAGCATCAGAAGAGGCTGTTTCCTATACTTTAAATGCTTTAGCAGATTATGCTGCTGCTGATCCAGAAGCTGAATTTAATATAAGAGGTTTATTAGAAAGTGCTGCTGGCGGTGCTTTAAGTGGTGGATTAATGGGCGGTGGAGCGAATTTAGTTGGCTATGCAAAAGGTAGCAATAATGTATCTTTTGAAGATTCAAAACAAGCTGTAACATTGCCTTTAGGTCAGCAGTTAGTAAATAACGATATAAATCAGAATTCTCAGATAGATACTATAAAGCCTCAATTGAATCAGGAAAATTTATCAAATGAGCAGATTGACACACACAAACCGCAGCCATTACCGACAGCCAAGAAGCCTATGTACAAAACCATTCCATTAGCTCCGGATTATGCAGCTCAGCTTGTCGGACAAGATACCTATAACACGTTGCAGCAGATTGCTAAGAAAGCTAATACAATGGTATCTATTGTTCAAGGTACAGGTTATGATGGTTACTATCAAGATGGCAGAATTTATATTAATGTGAATAGCGATAAGCCTGTCTTAACAACCATGAAACATGAATTAACGCATCACATTGAAACTTCTGATTCTTACAGTGAATTACAGCAAATGATGATGAATGAATATTCAAGATCATCAAAGCAAGGGGTAGAAAGAGCAATCAAGAACATTCAGAATGATTATGCTGATCGGGGCATTGTGCTAAACTATGAAGATGCAAGACATGAGTTTGCTGCTAAGTATGTAGAAGAAAAGCTGTTCACCGATGAAGCATCTATCAAAAAGCTTTATCAGGAACAGCCTAATTTATTTAAACGTATCTACGAATGGATCAAGGACAGCATTAAATATGTGCGTTCTAGTAATGAACAGCGTGCCTTGATGAAAATGGAAAAAATGTATACTAAAGCAATGGATGAAACTGTTAAAAAATATGTGAGCGATACGAACGGCAATAAGATTGCCTATTCAATCAATAAACCATTTTCTGAACAAGTGGATGATGTGCTGAATGGAACTTTTGATAAAACAAATATGTTATTTGTTACAAATTCAAACGCAATTATGCAAAAAGTGTTAGGAAATGATTATCCAGTTTTAATGACACCATACCATATTGAATCTACTTATTTTTCTGATGGGAATAAAAAAGGTATCAATTATCATGGCTATGGAGAATTAATTAAGCAAATTCCGGAAGCATTACAAAAACCTATTATGATAATTCAAAGTTCATCAAAATTATTAAATAATGCAATTTTCATTACTGAAATAAAAGATAAGAATGGGCATAATATGATCGCTCCAATTGATGTTGATACAAGTGGTATGTATAATAATATACAAATAGATGCCAATGTATTGGACACATTTTATGCAAAAGATGATTCGAAAGGTTTCCTTGAAAAAATAACAGGAGATGACATATTATACTTAGATAATAAAAAAAGCCAACAACTTTTTAACGCGCAAGGGCTCCAATTGCCCAACCGGGTAAAAAAACTTGATGGCTTCATACATAGTGTACGCAAAAGCGATCAAAAAGTCAACTATCAAATGAACGGAAATTACAAGACAGATATGCAAATTGCATTAGAAAAAGCAGGATTGTTAAACTCAGATCAAAAACCATCAATGGGAAAATCATTATCTGACTATGATCAAATGCTGAAAGATTATGGCGCAATCAAAACAGGTGTAGACCCTGCACGTATTGATCCAGTTCCTAAGCAGACATCAGATAAAGATGTAACTAGCTTATATGCCAGAACTTTAATGGAATCAGAAGTTACACCGAATGATGTTGTGAATGATTTGAAAACAGAGATTGCAAATGGAAAGATGAGCCATGAGGTTATATCAGATAAACAATCTTTAAAGTATGCGGAAGATATGCTGAATAATTACGGTTATCAAGCGTCTAAGGCTGTCTGGAACGATATTGTAAATGGACACACCCCTGCCGATAAAAACTCTATTGCTCTAGGGCAGCAGTTATATAATCAAGCGATTAACAGCGGCAATACTGCAGAGGCTATGAAGATCGCTTCTGAGTTAAGTGTTCAAGCTACTAAGGCCGGTCAGAATGTTCAGGCTTTCAGCTTGCTAAAGAAAATGACACCTGACGGGCAGTTATATTCACTGCAAACGATTGAAAATCAGTTGAATCAAGAATTGTCTAAGAAATATGGCAATAAAGCACAACCGGTTAAAATCAAGGAGGGCATGGCTAACGATCTGCTTAATTCTACAAGCCATGAGGAAATGCTGAATCGAGTAGATAACATCAAGCAAGATTTAGCGGATCAGATGCCGGCTAACTGGATGGAAAAATGGAATGCTTGGCGTTATCTATCAATGCTTGGCAATCCTAGAACTCACGTCAGAAACATTGTTGGAAATGCTTTGTTCATGCCAATGAAGCAGATGAAAGATATTATTGGGTATGGTTTAGAAAATGCGTATAAAAATACTTTGGGTACTGATGATTTCAAAATGAGCAAATCTTTGTTGAGCAAAGCGGATCAGCAGCTTGTTCAATGGGCTAAGTCCGATTATGAGCAGTATAAAGATGCGGTTATGGGTGAGAATGGCAAGTATCAGGATAAGATAGGTATTGAAAGACAAAAACGCGTCTTTAAAAGTAATGTGCTTGAATGGCTGAAAAACTTCAATTTCACTGCACTTGAAAAAGAAGATGCGTGGTTTTCTAAATATCATTATGCAAACAGTTTAGCGCAATATCTGAAAGCAAACCAAATTGACCCTAACACCGCTTCAATAACTGTTCTGGATGAAGCTAGAAATTATGCCGTTCAGGAAGCTCAGAAAGCTACATACCGAGATAACAGTTATTTCGCACAGTGTATCAACAACATGAAAAACAAGAATAAGCTGTCTCAGGTCATTGGTGAAGGCTTTATGCCATTTACAAAGACCCCTATGAACATCTTACAACGAGGAATGGAATATTCACCTGCAGGAGTTGTTAAGGGTGTGTATGACATGCTTACGAATGTGCAAGACGGCAAAATGACACCGAATCAGGCCATTGACGAGATAGCTTCAGGTTTAACAGGTACAGGTTTATTCTTATTAGGCTCATGGCTTTCGTATATGGGCATATTGACGTCGACAGGAGACGATGATGATAAGAAAAAAGACAAGTTCGATCAGGCTATGGGCGCACAGGATTATGCTATAAAAATTGGTGATGTATCTTATACAGTAGATTGGGCAGCTCCTTCATCAATGCCAATCTTTATGGGAGCTTCCTTATTTGAGGATATGCAGAATCAAAAAGGTTTCTCTGTTACGAATTTCATTGACAGTGCAGCAAGGATCGCTGAACCAATCATAGACATGTCGATGTTGCAGGGAATTAGTTCCACGATTAAAACCGCAGGCTATAGTGACAGTCCTTTAACTGACATACTGATTAATATGTCAACAAGTTACTTATCGCAAGGAGTGCCAACGTTGCTTGGACAAATCACAAACATTGCAGACGGTACACGACGTGATCCGTATTATGTAGATAAGAACTCACCAATCCCTCAAATACTGCAAATACCTATTAATCGAGCGTTAACAAAGATTCCATTTGCGAATCAATTAGTACAGCCTAAACTAGATGTATGGGGCAATGAACAAAAAGACAGCTTACCGGAGCGTATCTTTGAAAATACATTATCCCCTGGTTATATATCCACAGATAAACGAACCGATCTTGAAAAAGAATTAGAACGTCTGTACAAAATCAATTCAGACTACAACACGCTGCCATCCTATCCAAGCAAGTATTACACAGTCAACGGTGAGACTAAGAACCTGACCGCAGCTGAATACGATCAGTATTCAAAAGAAGTAGGGCAGACATCACATGAATTATTAGAGGATACCATTTATTCAGCCTATTATAAAAAAGCCAGTGATGAACTGAAAGCCAATCTGATCAATGATGTATATGAATATGCGAAGCAATCAGCAAAACTGGAACTTACACCGGGGTATAAAGCTGACAAGTGGGTAACTAGCGCAATGGAAGCTGATAAAGTAGGCATTGAGGTAGATGATTTCATCTATTACAACAACATCAAGGGTAACAATTCAGAAGATATTCAGAAGATGCTGAATGATTCCGGTTTATCAAGAATACAGAAAGCCTATATGTATAGAGTGTTAACGTCTTCTAAAAAGAATCCTTATGAATAGAAAAAAGGTGTAGGCTCTTACGGCTTGCACCTAATTTTTTTATTTAACAAACTTTTTGTAATCAGCATATACCTCTTGATACCATTCTGTTTGATTCTTTATAAATTCTGCTGTATTCTCACTATTTGTATTAAAATCGCCTAGAAAATAATCAACTGTTGTGAGCATTTGGTTTAATATATCAATGTTAAATTCAGGGAAGTATTTTGGTAACTTTTTAGTTTCTACAAATTCATCAAACCAAGTTTTAATTTCAACGACATATAGACGATCATCATTATATTCCTCTTTGAAACATGTACTATCTGCATAACTCAAACTTTCAAATTGATTATACATATCATCAATTTGTTCATATACATACTCGATATATTTTTCTTTCTTTATATTTCGTGCTGTCTCTTTTAAATCATCATGAAAGAAAGTGGTTAGTTGATCAATGTATCCATTTAAATTGTATGCTTCATCGATAGCTGTATCAAAATTGCAAATTAAATCATATTTTTCTGTTTTTATTAAACTACCATCATTTGCAAATGTATATAAATTATCTAAAAGTCGAATTTTACCTACAACCATATCACCAGAATCGGTAAAAAAATATTTTTTTTCGTTGATTGTTTGCCATCCAGTTTGCATTATACCGTTGAAGGGATTCAACCAATACCACTTGTTTCCATCAGCTGCCCAACCTGTTTTCATTGCTCCGGTTTTATAGTCCAGATAATACCAGCAATTCATACTGTCTTTGATCCATCCGGTTTTCTTTTGACCGTTTTCATAAAAATAATAAATTCCATCTTCTTTAATCCAGCCTGCACTTTCTTCAGCTTTTATAGGTGCAGATGTAAACAACATCAACAATGCCAATACTAATGCGGATATTTTTTTCAT